AAATATACCATTATATCCAAGAAGGCAACACTTTTGTGCTGCCTTCTTTTGGCGCAAAGCAAAATAAACACTATTTTTGCACCCAAAAGGATGGTAAATATGAATAATGGCCAACACGCCATTATCTACTTTTCCGCTACCACCCCTTCCCATTTTGGGCCAGACTGGATTTGACAGCAAGCCGAAATGGTAAGTAAGCATGCAGTGCGCCTTGGAGGTGGGCACTTTAATCTCGGCCTTCAAACAATTTAACTGGCGAAAACAACTTTGCTCTCGCTGCTTAATCGAAGAATAGTAGATTAGCTTTATTCCGTCACAAGGTGGCGGAACGAGACATCACCCCAAGAGCTCTTGCTCCGAAACGTCTTGATAGTGGTGGTGCAGATAAGTCGGAGCTAGTCATAGTGGGCCTTACAACTATGATGAATTTTACTCTTAAGGCTAAGGTGCGAATCGGTGGCACAGGTCTTCTTCGCGCTCGAAAACATTAGTCTGTGATAAGCATGTAGAAAGCTTGCGGTTTCCTTGTTTGGACGAGGGTTCGACCCCCTCCTGGTCCACTTTACCTATTGATTATCAATAAGTTACGAATTTGTGGTGACATTTGTGGTGACACATTAAAGATTGTCACCACTTTTTGTTGAATAACGACATAGCCTTTTCCTTTTCCTCGTCTGCTATATCTATGTATGGCTTCATGCTTTTGTAATCGCTATGCCCAGTCCACTTCATCACAACGTTTGGCGCAATACCCATCATAAGCGCATTACAGATGAATGTTCTACGACCACAATGCGTTCCTATGAGTTCCCATTTCTCTTTTGTTTCCTCGTACCTTTTATTCCCTTTGTAATATACATTCGTTAATTTCTCATTTATATTACATTCCTTGCAAACAATCTTTAGATACTTGTTCATTTTTTGATTGGAAATTACGGGAAGAGCATAATCACCTTCTATATCTTTGTACTTATCCAATATAGACTTGGTATAGTCATTTAACTCAATCGTAATCTTATCATTTGTCTTTTGTGTTACGAGATGTATTGCACCGTCATAAATGTCTGTCTTTTTAAGTTCACTCACATCAGAATAACGTAAAGAAGAAAAACAACAGAAGCAGAACACATCACGAGTACGTTCTAAGTATGGGAATTTGAACTTATGGTTATACACTTCCATTAATTCTTCCCATTTTAAGTAGACAACACTTATGTTTGATTTTTTTAGATGCGATTTGTATGTAGAGAAAGAAATATTGGATAGATACTCTTTAGAAATAAGCCACCTAAAAAACCATTTTGACATAGAGATTTTTTTGTTAATAGTTTCGTTTTGGAAGCCAGACGCAATTAAGAATTGTGTGAATGAGTTTAATGTATCCTCGCATATTTTATCTATGCTCATATCAGGCATAAAATTTTGCCAATTCTTTATAATCTGCCTATGCTTATAGATAACTCCAGTTGCCCAACCACATATTCTACTTTGCTCGGTAATGTATGTTTCGTATAGTTCAAAGAAATTCTTTTCGACAACTTCCTCTTTCTCAACATTTCTTTTTAATTCTTCATTGAGAGTTGCCTTAAAATCTTCGACAGTTGGCTCTGTACGAAAAGAGGACGCAACAAAATTAACCGCGTCCTCATACCTTTGTATCTCAGCATTAATTTTTGATGCTGGAACAGACTTCTCGCCATGAGAAGTGTTCCTTTTACACCTTTGTGTTTCCTTGTTCCACTTTCCTGTATCTACATTAAATCCGACATTGTACGTTATCCTCTTCCCTTTATACCTTACAATCATGCGAAGCCACCCACGAGCGTCTACCATGAATAGAATAGAATATTTCATAAATCACGTAGCCATTTTTTTTCCTTTAGGAGTGTACAACCAAATAAGGAAAGCACCACCTAAAATAGTTGTTGTTGTAAATAGAACTTCTAACATTTCCATAACTTTATTTTTTTGTATGTTTTAAACTACAAATCGCGTAGCCACTTTTTACCATTAGGGGTATACAACCAAAGCAGCAATCCACCACTTATCAAGGTTGTAATAGAGAATAAAATAGCGAAATACATAATGTTATCTTTTTAGAATTGTGTAACCTAATATAGCTAAAAATATAGTAGTTAATAGCGAAACCACCTAAAACTATCGTAGCAAAAACCAACTTACTCAAATCGAAGAAATACTTTGATAGAACCTCTTTAACCGTGTTGTCCCATTTGTTTGTCATACATTCGTCCTTAGTAATCCCTTAATATTATACACTCTGAATACATCTGTGATAGGCACATTAAATGCTTCGTATCTGTCTGTATTTTGTAGTGTGCTGCACTCATATATATCGCCACGTTGTTTTATCACGCGCAATATAAGGCCATAGCTTATTGTGTCTAATACATATATATTACCATTGATTATATAGCTACCCTCATCTATAGCTCGCAAGGCAAGTATATCACCACATTTAAAGTCAGGACGCATACTATCATCAGAAACACTATAATAGAAATCTAACTCAGCAAATGAGTTCACTCGTGTAATATGCTCTGCTTGCAAGTTAGGCTCTCGCATTACCTTATATAAATCTACATTTTCTCTTTTTGCGAGCGATATAGGCACAAGGGGAGCTGTTTTCTTCTCTGTTATAACATTTGGAATTTTGCTACCATAAGTGTTATGTGACTGCCCTACATTGTTATTACCTATTACTGCATTAGGAGAGTTGTATTGTTGTGGCTGCTGACCTTTTAGCATTGTACCCTCACCTGTTAAAAGCCAACCCATGTTGAGGTCGGGGAAGGCAGAAGCAATCTTCACTTGTGACTTGGGGGCAATACTTTGGTCTATGCTCGCAACAAAAGAATTAGAAAGACCTGCTGCAATCTGGAACTGTCTTACACTAATACCGCAATAAGCAATGAATTCTTTTAACCTATCACGGACTATAGATTTTTCATACTTTGCCATAGTTTCTCTGTTTTTATATTAGGTAAATCCTAACATTGTTACTATTTATCTGTAAATTAAGTATAGCAAAAACCTATTATATTAGTTAATCAGTACTAAAAACTATCATTTCTCTATCACTTTATTTGGAGATAATAGGTATTTGCTATACCTTTGCACTCGTAACAACACAAGTACTACTTGCAAAGGTAAGAAGTTACTTCTAATGTTGCAAACGTTCTTTGACATTTTGGACAAAAAAATAGCATATAGTTTGAAATGAACCTCGCTCCTCGTGAGCGTATCTATATGGCAGACAAGACGGTGTGTAGGTGGTTCGACTCCACCCTGCCAACGAACATTATTAATTTTAAAATCATGGAACAGACATTTAAAGACAGAATTTACAACAAACTTGTTAATTCTATTCTTGATGATATTAATTGTTATCCGTACTCAAACCCAAGTCCTTATGGTGAATTTTTTCCATTCGTGGACAAAAACAAGTGGGGAGAATACGAAATAGACATCAAGGTTAAGGAAGTAGAAGAAGACGATGATGACGAAATCTATAAATACCTCAAAGTTGAGATAGATAAGTTAGAAGTTTTCGATTGCATCTACAACAATGAAGAAATTAAGAGAAAGCCATTAAACGTTGATAAGAATAAAGTAAACGAACTGGTTAACCAATCTCTTTACGATGATAAGTGGAATATAACCATTGAGGTTTATGAAGCACTCGAAAATAATGCTTACCAAGATTACGAGGGAGAAGATTAATATAAATGACAATGAAAACGATTAAACACCCATACATATCTGTTCCTCATGGTACGAGACCAAAGTTAGCAAAAGACTTCAACGTATCAATTACAACAGTTAGTCTCGCCCTCAACTACCAAACACAGGGTGGACTTTCAGAAGATATACGACAAGCAGCTCTTAGAAATTATCAAGGAATAAGAGTGAAACCCAAATAAGCCTAACTTTCAGCTATGATAATCAACTCCGCTTGTGTGGTTCGTGAGAATAGCACAAGACAAGCCTATGTAATTCAAGTGGATAGAATAATGGTCTCCTAATCCATAAATGGCGGTTCGAATCCGTCCATAGGCACAAATCAAAATTAAAATAAAATGACTACCAAACAAACCGCATTGGTAAAGCAACTTGAAACAAGTGCTTTCAACATTCTTAAACAACTACAAGGATTGTCAAGAGATATTGCAATCAAGCAATACGATTCAGAAGAAGCCATAGAATTGCACCACGCAATCATGACCGTAACAGAATTGTGCGATACATTGCAGTACATGAGAGAAGAGTTTAATGACGACAACAAACCTACCATATAACAATGAAGAAGTTTTTTAAAACGAACATAGAAGCGTTTTACTCGTTTTTTGCAATCACCTTTGTAGGTGTCGCATTACTCATTGCAGGTCACTTCGATTACGTAGACGATGTAATAACAGAAATGAAGAATAACGGTTCATACTACGAACTTGTTGAACAATACCCAAACGCAAGTGAATCGGAACTCGTTAAGATATACAATAGCAAGAAAAATTGAGTGGTTTTTTTCTTTATAGGAACTAGAATTTGAAAGCCCATAATTTTTCAGTTTAGTGGGTGGTAATTAAGGAATAATAAACTCAAACAAATGATAGTAATCAAAATTAAAACTTGGAAAGACTACAAGACGCAGTTTCTTAATTGGGTAAAAGAGCCAAGACAGAGAATATGCAAAGAGTATGTTGATGGCGTCAATGCTATTTCGTCTACGTATATTGAGAACTTACTTATTCCAAAATGTAAGGATTTGCATATTGACGAAAAGGCAACCGAAGAAATTGCGGAAACCGCAGAAAAATGTTTTAAAGGTGCGGTGGCATATACTAAAAATCTTATTGAAGTTGCTCAACCAAAGGATTTAATTTAAAATACTTGGCAACGAAACGATATGAAAATAGAGAACATTAGGTTCAAGGCGAAACGTCTTGATAATGGCGAGTGGGTGCATTGGCAGAGAGGACATCAACCGTTGTGACGGTCCACCTGTTGCGAGTAGCTAATTAGCAACATACCCAACTTACAAACCTAATATTTTTATTTGTTAATGTTAGATGTGTGCATGCTCCAACTCGCATGCACTGGCCACTTAGCTCAGTTGGTTAGAGCAGCGCAACTCTACATGGTTAGAGCAACACATTAATGTGTTAGTCATTGGTTCAAGTCCAATAGTGGCCACTATTTTTTCTATAGTTTTTGCACACTAATCGTTGTTGCGGTTCGTGAGAATAGCAACAATACCCCCACACATGGTTGTTGCACTTTAGTTTTGTTAATAATGTACTTTAAATTCCATGTATTTTTAAAAGTGCAGATAGTTCGATTCTATCAGTGGGGACAAGTTTTTTTTAGTTATCCATTCATGATTTGATGTTTTAACGTTCACGTGGTATGTGAATATAGCGTGAACTTATAACGCGATAGGTGGTTAAATGGATAGACCACAGCCATGTAGTTAGCCGACATGGTCTATTGATACATAGAACATTAGTTGGGTTCGATTCCCGACCGCGTTACTAATTTACAATCTACTCATAATTTCATACTATCTGCTATTTGCGGTTCGTGAGAATAGCAAATAGAAATAAGTGCTATAGGCCGTTAATCGGATAGGCGGATATGAAGATTCATACATTAGCAGGTTCGACTCCTGCAGCACTTACAAACCAAAACACTTAAATCATGTCAACAAAAGAAAAGAAGACAGACATTGAAAAGAGTTTCGCTGAACGTGTTGTTATCGTTCAGAAAGAACTAAAAGCACCGAAAGGTCAGTACAACAGCTTCGGCAAATACCGCTATCGTAGTGCTGAAGATATACTGAATAGCGTAAAGCCATTGCTCGCAGTGAATGATTTAATTCTCACTCTATCAGACGAACTGATTGCATTAGGGAGTAGAATATACGTTAAGGCAACCGCGACATTGCAAGACTGCAATACTGCTAACGCTATTAGTGTTGACGCTTATGCACGAGAGGACGAAGTTAAGAAAGGGATGGACGGAAGCCAGATAACAGGTGCAGCAAGTTCATACGCACGTAAGTATGCGCTTAACGGATTATTCCTTATTGACGACACTAAAGACGCTGACGCGACCAATGACGGAACGCACGAAGCTAACAATAACAGACTGCAAGAAGCACTTAACTTGATTGCACAAGCGAATAACAGAGAGACTTTAAACAAAATTTGGAATACGTACACTGATTTGCATCTCAACGAAAAATTTTCACAAACAATGGCTGACACCTGTAAAAAATATCCGAAGCAATGAAATTGAATGACTCAGGTGTAGTGTTCAACCCAGTTGGCCATACCTACACATTGAATGGGAAAATGCTTAATGGCATTACCCATGTTATAAAAGATAAGCTATTCCCAGATGAATACAAGAATGTGCCAGAGCACATTCTTAAGCAAGCTGCCATACGTGGTTCTGAGATACACAAGATTATTGAAATGTATGACTCATGCTCCATAAAGACTAATGGTAGTATTGAATTGGAGAACTACATAGATTTATCTTACAGGAATAAATTCTTGTTACATCATATTCAAAGTGAATACCTTGTAACAGACGGAGAGCAATACGCATCAGCAATAGACAAGGTGTATGAAGACGGCAATGGTGGAGTTATACTTGCCGACATTAAGACTACCTACATGTTGAACATGAATTACGTATCATGGCAACTCTCAATTTACAAGTACTTTTTCAAATTGGCTAATCCCTACATCAATGTTAGCGGACTATGCGTTATCTGGTTAAAAGGAGAAATGTCAGCAATATGGCCAGTTCATGAGCATAGCGAAGAAGAAGTAAAGAAGTTGCTATATTCAGACGAAATTCCAACATCTTCACCTATTGTTGATTTCGATGAAGAAGATTTAATCAGGCTAAAGAAAGAGGCTGATGAAGCAAAAAAAGCATACGACACAAAAAAGTTGGAGGTTCAGCAATACATGGTGGATATGGCTACTAAACAGATTGTAGGAAATAAATGCAAGATAACAATCAAGGAAGACACCGAACGCATCTCTTTCGACACAAAGAGATTTAAGGACGAACACCCAGACCTATACGAACAATACGTAACGAAGTCCACGGTTAAAGGCGGACTACTAATAACCATAAACAAATGACACAGACATTCATCACAATACCGCAAGAAGAGTGGTCACGCATTGTATCCATTCTTGAAAAGGTGGAAGAAAGACTTAAGCCAGAAGACAAGTGGATTACCACCAAAGAAGCTTGTAGAATGTTAGGCATCAAAAGTCCACTAACATGGATTAGTTACCGCAAGAAGTATAACATCAAGACTTCACAAGTTGGGCGCAACGTCCTAACCAAGAAGTCTGAAATCGAAAGAGTTTTAACACTAATGGAATAATAATTGATTTTGAATAAATACAAGTTAAGGCCACTTCAAATGTGTAGAGTGCTACATATTTTGCTCATAATGTATATATTTTCTCCCTGTGGCCTTAACTTTCTTTTAAAATAATACGACAATGAATAGCGCAACATTCATAGGCAATTTAGTTGCTCCTGCTGCAAAGAAAGGTAATACAGAGAGACCATTCATAACGTTCACCATAGCAGTCAATAGGAAGTACAAAGATAAAGAAGAAGTACTTTTTATTGAGTGTATCAAGAATGGTGACAACAACAATCTACTACCCTACCTAAACAAGGGAACGAAAGTATGTGTGCAAGGCCGTGTAAACTGCCATGCCTACATGGCCAACAACGGACAACCACGTGCCAACCTTGATTTAGCCGTGTTTGAGTTAGAGTTGTTAGGCAGTTCACAACAAAACCAACAAGCACAAACAACGCAGCAACAACAAGTACAAGCACCACAACAAGTGCAGCAAGTACCACTGCAACAAGCACTCAATCAACAAGTAGCTAATGATTTACCATTCTGATGCTATACGACTTATCGCAAGCTAAACATAGAGAGCAGGTTCGCAAAAGGTTTGATGCAATTTTAAAAAACAATACTGGCATATTGGAGTTAAAATTGCTAAAGCCAAAGCGAACCATTAAGCAGAATAATTATCTGCACCTTATCATCGGTTACTTTGCTTGTGCCTATGGCGAGAGCGAAGAATACGTCAAAGAACACTATTTCAAAATGGCTGCAAACAAGCAGCTATTTTTAGTTTCTAAACGAGACAAGGTGTTGAACGAAGAAGTAACCTACTTACGTTCTTCACGCGACTTGACTACAGACGAGATGCAACTTGCAATAGAACGGTTTCGCAATTGGTCAAGCATTAACGCAGGTATCTATCTTCCCTCAGCCGATGAACATCGGTTGTTGGAACTTGCTGAGATTGAAATAGAACGAAACAAAGAATTTGTATGAAAATACCTGAATTAAAAAGTCCTTCTAAAACATTACGAGAGAAGAACAGAAAGAAAGTACTACAACTATATCACGAGATCAAAGAGAAACAACCAGAAGCAAGCAACAACGAGATGTATAAATACATCGCAAACAACGTTGGATATTCCGTTAGTGGTGTGCGTAAGATAATCGCTACAGAAGATACACTTGACATTTTCCGAGCCAATGCAGACGATGTTAACCCCATGCGGAAACACCCACATGACGAAGAGCATAGGTTGCAAGTAGCTTGTGTAAGGTGGTTTAAATATCAATATCCGAATATTGCACACGCTTTGTTTGCAGTGCCTAATGGCGGACGCAGAGACGTTACCACAGGTGCTAAATTAAAGGCAGAGGGCGCACTTGCAGGAGTGTCAGACTTAATCTTATTGAAGAGCAATGATAAGTATGGCGCACTCCTAATTGAAATGAAAACACAAAAGGGTAAACAAAGCCAATACCAAAAGCAATGGGAGATAGATATTACCAAGCATAACGAATATAAGTATATCGTATGTCGCTCTTTTGAAGAGTTTCAGAAAGAAGTAAACGAATATCTGTCAACAGCTCTTAACGTGAGATAACATGAACAACAAAGAGAAATGCTTCGTATTCTACGAACGTTGGTACACGCAGCTACAACGTCTTCCACCAGAAGAGAAACTTAAAATGTATGAAGCTATTTGCAAGTATGCTTTCGGACTTGAAACTGAAGAAATGGCTTACTATCTTGAATCGTTAATGGATAACATAAGAACATCTATTGACAACGATAAGATTAGGCAAGAAGCATATCTTGAACAGAGAAGGAAAGCAATTGCTTCACGTTGGAAAAAGAAAAAAAATACGAGTGAAAGCGAAAGTATACAGACTGATACGAGCGAATACGAAAGTAGAAAAAATAATACGAATGTATACGGCCGTATACAACCGAATACGAATGAATGCGAAAGTATACAGACTGATACGAGCGAATACAATAATAAAAATAAAAACAAGAATAAAAACAAGAATAAAAACAAGAATAAAAACAAGAATAAAAACAAGAATAAAAATAAAAATGACGATGATGATGAATCATCATCTATAGAGCCGTCATCGTCATCACCGACATCGAAAGAAGATGATTTTTCATTTTTAAGAAATGAAGTTGATGATTTACGGCACGATAACTCGTGGTTAGAAATCGTTGCGATGCAATTTCATTTAACGAAAATAGACATTGTTCAGAAAACAAACGATTTTGAAACGAATTGCATAATGAATGGACAAAAAAACCACAACGGCACTGCCGATGTCAAAACTCACTTTTGCAATTGGTTGAGAATTAACCTAAGACAAAATAATCATGCCAGCAATTACACCCGAATTTCTCAAGATGAGCTTGAACGGCAAAAACGCGATACCGAGTTTGCCGAATACGCAAGGAAAAAAATGCTCTCTGACGACAAAACAGATGAACTTCCTTTCTCAGCACAAGACGGCTGAACAACTTATGACGGCTTATAACCCAAGTATGCAAGCGATATGTGCGAAACAAAAAGAACGTTGTGTTACAGGTAATAGTCCAACGCTCGTTGACTTTAAGCACATGTTCGGAGAAAACAAGGCAGAGTTGTGGCTTGCAATACAAATCAAAGATTTTTCGGAATATACAGGTGTAAAGAAGAAACTCACAACATTTCAAATTGAAGACACCGCAAGGGTTATTCTTTCTGATTTCTTCTATCTGAAAATGTCTGAGGTGTTGCTTTTCTTCGCTTTCATGAAAGGAGGGCGGTACGAACGTTTCTATGGCGCGGTTGACCCACTTGTAATAACATCTTCCCTCAGAATGTTTCTACGCGATAGAGCGAAAATAATCGAACAACACGAAACAGAAGAGCAAGAGCGAAAACGTCAAGCAGAAGCAAAAGAACGCGAAAGTGCCGAAACGATGAATATCGAAGAATGGGAATTATATAGACCTTATTTTAAACAAGGTTTTTCAATTCAAGAATGGAAGCAAATGCAAAATAACGCGTAAAACCGCCTTTATTTTAAGCCTAACGCAATTTCATGTTGCATACGCATAAGTTATAACCTTAGACAAAAATAGACGCTTAAAACGCAAAAATGAATAAATTCAACGAACGATACATAACAACTGACAACAACTACAAAAGATTTGTCTTAACCAAACAGGGCGAAGCGTATTTCAGGAAGTATTTCCCAGTAACAGATAACGATACAATAGCTCAGAATTTAGGTTGTTCAAGAAGAACGGTAGTAAAATTTGCACAAACATTGGGACTAAAGAAAGATGCTGCATATATCAGTTCGTGTTGCCGACACGCTGCAAAATGCGTATCACAACGTGATTTTGAAAAATTCCTCGCTGGCGGCAGAAAATTCCATAAGACGAAAAAGTGGCAGGAAATGATGCTGACTATACAAGAAAAGGTTAGAAGAACAAGACGAATGGAATACATAAGGTTGCTAAATGGTGATAGCCAAAGAACAAAGATTCGATTTCGTGAGCCTTATAGCGCAAAACGAAAATGGTATCGTACAGCAATGAAGCGAAGGCATTATATACCCGAAACTGCAAAAATTTCTCTTGTGTTCTATTACACAGATGACACAAGAAGAAATCTTGAAGTTGAAAACAATGCACGCAAGGTAGGTTTCACCTTTCACCCTTTCAGATGAAATACACGAAAGTTACAATCTTTTGGAAGTGCAATCGAGCCACGCGTTACAAAATTTGCAATCGTTTCGGCATCAATCCCGAGTACGTTAATGTAGGTGGCGAAACACCAACTGCAATACTAACAGAAGATTTACCACTCCTACAAGAATGCGAGAATAGAAACTTTCTAAAAATTAGGAACAAAAGACAAAGTTCCTAAAGTTATTCACCATAAATTATTCTAATAAAATGATAATCCCAACTAAAAAACTTATTCCCGAAGCAAAGCTACCAGAACAACAACACGTACAAGATGCTGGCTTCGACCTTTATGCAACAAGCAAAACGCTTGACCGCGCACACAGGGCAACCATTTACGGCACTGGTCTTGCCTTCGATATTCCACGAGGTTATGCAATGTTCATCTATCCGCGTTCGTCAAGTTTCAAGCACCGCGCCTTACAAGCAAATTGCGTGGGCGTAATTGATAGCGGTTATCATGGCGAAGTACACGTTGTAATGAAAGGTTTGAATTGCGAATATAACGTTGGCGAACGCATAGCACAAGCCGTTATTATGCCGATACCCGAAGTAGAATACTTTGAAGTAACTAACGATTTCGATATTTCAGAAAGGGATAAAGGCGGATTGGGTTCTACAGGTAACAAGTAACTATTATGGAAGAGGTAGAAGTAGTAAAAGGCTTACACAAAGAACTCACACAATTGCTCAAAAGCAAGGACTTCACAAGCCTTAAACCTAAGCACCAAAAGTTCGCAATAACCAATGCTATTGTTGCTATCAAACAAGCAATAAGACTTTACAAACTATGAAAGAGCAATTAGCACCCACTAATCAGATTCCTAATGAGTTGCGCATTCTTACCAATGTTGCGTTCCTCATGGCTGATGTAACAGACACGTTTTTGTTAGACGCTTATAGCCGTGTTAGAAGTTTAGGCATGGACTTCAAGCGAGAAGAAAAGCAGAAGTGGAAACGAGCTGTAAAGCAGACACGTTTAGCGCGTAGAGCATGGCAAGAAGTCTCGCAACAAATGTATAACGTGCCAAACGTGGAAACCGCTTGCGAAGATAGCGACTTCTTTGCAGATGTCTTACTACTCATGGTTGACCGCGTAGGAGACAAGGACGAACGGCAACAAATGGTGCGCAACTTCTTAAAGCGCATGAAATCAGAAATTCACATTTACGAGAAACTTTCACACAATAAGTTATGACCTCATTCAGAATAGACGAAAAAATTATTAACGGCATATTGAACGTGTTCGTGCAAGGCCGTGAATGGTTCGGCTGGATAACAATTAAAACATTTTGTGCAGACGAAATCAACAACAATGAAACGTGGTGGGCGCGTGCTTGCGCTCAAAACCTTTTAGACGAACTGCAAAAAGAACAATAAACGATGATACCCATGTTAAAAGACGTACTGACTATTCTTTTTTACGCCACGTCCGTATATGTCGTGCTATGGCTTACGTATAAGTTCGGCTTCTATCGAGCCGAAGAGGCAATGGCCGATGAAGTGGCGCGCCTTCGACAATCGCGTTGGAAAGAAGGCTACACAATAGGCCGTGATCGCGGCCACAAGGAAGGCTATCGTGAAGGTTACGCGAAGGGCCGTGCCGAGGGCTATGACGATGGCGGAAGATACGAAGCCATTACCGAGCATAACAGAGAACAACTCAAAAAGATGATTGCAGAACATGACTACAATATCAAGCAAGGTTAGTGTATGGACAAGGCGCAAATGTGACGGTAAGCTAATGTTTCCGCGTACCGTTGCAGCGCACCTTTACGAGATTGATGCTTACGATAGCTCAATACTCACAGAGAGCGACATTCAACAAATTAATAATTACAAAAGAAATCATCTATCAAAATGAAAAAGTACAAATTAACGAATGAAACGATTGTACACTTAGGATTTACACTTTATCGAATTGAAGCTTTAATGGATTTTTCTGATGTGAAGACTGGCGATAAAGGAGGGTTCGTGCAATCCGAGAATAATCTCTCACAACTTGGTAACGCTTGGGTCTATGGCAATGCTAAGGTCTATGGCAATGCTAAGGTCTATGACAATGCTGAGGTCTATTGTGATGCTGAGGTCTATGACAATGCTGAGGTCTGTGGCGATGCTGAGGTCTATGACAATGCTTCTGTCCGTGGAGATGCTAAAGTCTATGGCAATGCTGAGGTCTTTGGCAACGCTAAGGTCTATGACAATGCTGAGGTCTATTGTGATGCTGAGGTCTATGACAATGCTGAGGTCTGTGGAGATGCTAAAGTCCGTGGCTATGCTTCTGTCCGTGGAGATGCTGATGTCTATGGCAATGCTGAGGTATTTGACTATGCTAAGGTTTATAACAATGCTAAAGTCTGTGGCAATGCTTCTGTCTTTTGCAATGCTAAAGTCTATGGCAATGCTGAGGTATTTGACTATGCTAAGGTTTATAACAATGCTAAAGTCTGTGGCAATGCTTCTGTCTTTTGCAATGCTGAGGTCTATGACACTGCTAAAGTCTATGGCAACGCTAAGGTCGGTGGCGATGCTGAGGTCTATGACAATGCTTTTGTCCGTGGCGATGCTAATGTCTATGGTAATGCTAAGGTCTGTGGCGATGCTGAGGTCTATGGCGATGCTGATGTCTATGGAAATGCTTTTGTCTGTGACTATGTTAAGGTCCGTGGAGATGCTGATGTCTATGGCAATGCTGAGGTCCGTGGAGATGCTAAGGTCTATAAAAATAGCGATTACATTGTATTCAAAAATTGGTGGAGCAGTGGACGATATTTCACGTGGACACGTAGTAATAAGATGTGGAAGGTAGGCTGCTTTTATGGCAATGGTGAAGAGCTAATAAAGAAAGCTTATGCTGATAGCGAAGAAAGCGGAAGAGGATATGAACGAGTAGTGAGATATGTGGAGAGCATTCTTGCTGATGAATTAAACAAATAAATTAACAAAATGGAAGTAGAAATCACATCATATATTGAAGATACCGACATTCTTCAATCTGTTTCAGAATACCAACAATCAAAAGTGCTTGAAAATATATTTGAAGAATGCACTGAAGAGCAACAACAGAGATTTATCAGCAATCTTGATGATTCTTACCTCATAGAAGAATTAGAAGAAAGAGGTTTTACAATAACTAAAAAAACGAACAACAATGGATAACAAAGTATTTGACTTTCACGAAATAAAAACCTTTGCAGATGCTTGCCGACGGTTGGGGCTTCCTGCAGAAGCTCTCACTGTAGAATCATTTGGCGTTGCCTCGGCATTCTTGCAAGCAAACGCACTCTACAAGTTACTCATAATTCAAAAAGCTATGAACAATGACAAGTGGCGTGATGAAGATGGCTTGAGCTATTATCCTTACTGGGTGCTCTACTCCAAGAAAGAAATGGAGCGTATGAGTGAGGAGAAAAAGCAGAGAATGGTTATTAAACAGCTCTTCTCCTGTGCTGGTGCGGGTAGTGCGGAGCTTGCGGGTATACGCTGCGCGTATGCGGGTAGTCGTGGTGAGGGTACGGGTACGTATTGTGGTTTCCCTTTGTGCTTTAACAGCGAAGAAGCAGCACTATATGCAGCAAAACAATTTGAAGATTTATTCTTTCAATACTACGGAATTAAAGTAAAAGACTAACCAACAAAACAATATGGAAAAGAAACAACGAATGTTCTATTTCGGGACGAATGGTTGTGCTGGGCATTATGCTTTTCCTATCAATTCAGATTTGCCTGATGTAAAAAGTGACGATTGGGCGCGTTTCGATGATGCTATGCTTATTTGGATAAGAAAATATGGCACTTATAGCCAAGCAAAATTATTCGGTTCTGAGTGGTCTGTGTATGCAGTTCCTTACTCGGTTGATGATGCACGCGGTGGTTGTCACACTGATTTTCTGTGGGAAGGCGAGCACACTAAAGAAGAAATGGAGGCATATATTAAGCAAAATGCTTTTCTTCGTAGGCAGTTCCGTTTTAAGCTTGAAGCCAACATGGTAAATCGTGGAGACATTGTTCATGCGTCAGATGACACGCTCGTCAAAATTCATCACATTGGCGCAAGAGGAGAAGTTTATTATGAGGCCTATGCAGACAATGCTCGTGGACTACTACAATATGATCCGTACACTTTTCATTACGGATTCATAACAAGTTGCTATCCTGCTACCGAAAAGCAAAAGCGGTGGCTTATGAATTGGATTAGAAAACATAAATGGCTAAGGTCTTACAATAAAAACAAGAAACAATGAATATTGCAGAAATATTGAAAAAATGCCCAAAATATACGAATTTGTATAGCCCAATCTTCGGAGAAGTGAAATTGGTTGGTGTTGATAAAAAGTATATTACTTGTAGAACAAGTGATGGATTTGAAGACTCTTTCCAATATGATGGTAAATATATGGCAAAATACCATGATGCTGAATGTATGCTCTTCCCTTCTCGTGATCAACGAGATTGGAGCAAGTTTGGAGTAAGTGACCAAGCGACTGACCAAAAACAGGAACCCGAGTTAAAGCCTTTCGACAAGGTTCTTGTACGTAATAATGATGATGACGAATGGGTGTGCGACATTTTTAGTCACATAGACGAGCTAGCTTTTTACTATTGCGTTGGTACAAGGTGGGAGCAGTGCATACCCTACGAAGGCAACGAACATCTGTTAGGAACTACAAATAAACAACAATGACACAAACAAAATTTAAGAAAATTCCCTTCGACCTCGAATTGGCGAAGAAGATAACCAACAAGGAAATAAAAGGACGAATAATATCGCAAGCTGGACATCAAGTAAGAATTATTTGTTTCGATAAAGATGGAGAGCAGAGCGATTACCCGATTGTTGCTCTTATTCAAATAGAACCAACTGATGAACGCATGTATACTTTCTCCAAGGAAGGTGTTTATAGTATTGGCAAGGAATTTTTTGGGGACCTTATGATTGAAGTCCCAACATACTACACTAAGTATTTCAACTTTGTACCACAGAAGTGGCAACCTGTTTTGGTGAGAGATTTAATCACGGATATGTGGATTGCACGTGTTGCAACAGGTGAGAGAACTGCAAAAGGATTTGGAATACTATCTGTTGCTGGAGAGAATAAATTCTTTGCTGAATGCCTTCCAATCAGCAAGCTAACAATCAAGCTACTTGGTACAAAAATGTCTTATGAAGAATTAATGCAAAAAATTGACAATGAAAATAATTTTTAAAAAAAGATATGAAAACAAACTACAAGCGTATTCCATTTGACCTTAATAAGGCCAAGTTTATCATGAATGGGGAAATGAAGGGCCGCATCGTTACACGAGATGGGAGACAAGCAAGGATTATTTGTTTCGATAGAAAGGGAACAGATGATATTTTTGACCCTCCTAAAAACATAATTGCGCTTGTGGAGAATAAAGACGGGAGTGAAGGCGTGTTCGCGTTTAGAAATACTGGTATGATTCTTCTTACAGAAGAAACAGACCATGACCTCCAAATCGAAGTCCCCACCTACTACCGCGACTACTCCAACTTTAAGCCGTGTAAATGGCAACCATGTTTGGTGAGAGATGCCAATTATGAAAGTTGGATTGTTCTGGTCTGTGCTGGAAAGAATGCTGATGGTGATGTGGTATTTTACGGTAATGGATTCCAAAAATACCATTGGAGACACGTCCTTCCCCTATCCAAAGTTACCGAACGATTGGTAGGAACCACCAAGAGCTACAAAGAACTGATAAAAGAACTTGACGGACATGGGCAAGATTAAATCATGTGACGGGCAAGGCTGCAAGGAGCGCAAGGCTTGTTTGCGCTTTGCACTGTCGCATACAGAAAATGATAAAAGCAACATTCACAAGGGTTGCTATTTCACAAGGCCGAATGGGCGCGACTGCCCGATAATGATTAAAAACAAAACGATATAACAGAAGTAGAATTAGTTATAACCAGTTCAAACGAATAATCATGACGAGACTTTTAGTAGAACATCTGAAAGATCTGTATGCAGTGCTTGACAATGCTATACAGAACTCTGACCATACGGATTTTGACCAGTGCTATTCGGCACTTGCTGAATTGTGCGAGCGCGCTCTGTGCGGCTTAAATAAATACAAGGGAGTGGCCTCTGTGCCTGACCGAATAAAGATGTTCGACAGAGATATGAAGTATGTGCAAGGTCTTATGAACAAGGAGGAGGAGAAAGCCTACCTCGATGCTGAGATGAAGCGCACATACAAGCTTTTTGGTAAGGACAAAGAAGAGGAGGACAAGGCATGACAACGATAATTTCTACTGCTGTTGGGTTCGTTTATGGTGCGTACATGGCTTACATTGCTGGCAAAGAACATGGTTTCTACAAGGGCCGCAGCGAGGCTTACAGAGAATTTGGGCACATTATCGAACATTATAAGAAATTAGCTGATGCAAAGAACACTACAACAGAAGGCGCGTGAGGCTGCCGACCGAATACGCTGTGACGAGTGTGGCGAGCAGCGCACTTGCACGCCACTGATGGCAAAGGCCTGACTTAAGGGCTTTATTTGTGGATATGTGGAGGCCAGAGAAGCTAAGCAATACCTTAAGTCCTGTTGGATGGAAGCCTGCAAAAAGAGCCTTAAACAATTAGAACAGAATGACAAAGATTAAAACCTAATGCGCGAAATATAGAAAATTCGATGGAAGACATTGCCACTTCGATTTTGGCATTTCGCCATCACGTGAATGCGATTCGTTCGCACCTAAGAAAGAAAGTAACACTCAAAAACAATAAAGACATGGAAGAGAAAAAAATTAAAGAAACTCATTTAGACGATTACATTGGTACAAAGCATGTAAAGGCAGAATATATGAACGAAGATATAGCTGTTAAGAAAGGCTATGCTCGCAAGAATGAGGACAACCATGAATGGCGAAAGGGGTATCACGTTCAGTACACTAACCCTGACGGAAGTACATACGATTCATGGTCGCCAAAAGATGTATTTGAACGTTCATACAAATGTGCAACTACCATTGTTGACCGATTGTATATCGAACGTCACGAATTAAGTGTTAGAAAACAAAAACTTGATAAATCACTTGATGACGGAGTAGAACAAATTGAATCAAAACAATTAAGCCTTTTGCTTTTCCAATGCTTACTCATGAACACATACATCGAAGTGTTAGATACTCGCATTGCACTATTAGAGGACAGCTCATCAAAAAATTAATATTAAGCAATAGCATCCACCTCATCAACACGCATATTATTAATCCTTAATTATAACAGAGTTGTTGTTTGTTGTTGTTTTCAGCATGTCGGGTGACATTCGGTTCGTGACCGATGGTGGATGTTTCTTATCATGACGATAGAACAAGTAATACACATTTTGCGACTACACCAAAAATGGCGAAGAGGAGCAATTGATAAGCCTCAAGTGACCGCTAAAGAATATGGCGAAGCTCTTGATGAAGCGATTAGACAATTAAGTAAATTAAAGCAAAAACATGGATTGCATACTACCTAAAATTGGTACGCACAATAGTGCTACAGGCGAAAAAGGCAAAGGATTCATATCGTTGTTAGTAACACCATTTTCGAAATGCCAAGGCCGCGATATCGCATCCCAAATCAATATGGGATGTAGATATTTTGACATAAGATTCGCTATTGATAAGCATGGTATATGGAGAGCTGCGCACGGCCTATGGACAAGCAAAAAAACGCTTGATAATATATTAGACGATATATATTTTGCATCACGTAACCTTAGACAACCGATATATGTTTCATTCACATTGGAGAGAGGAGACCCTGTATTATGCAGAGTTTTTAGAGCATGGTTTGAAGCTCGCTATCCTAATCTATATGAGCAATTGCTAATTCCCACTTACATTGCCCACAAGCGCCCCAAATGGACTATATATCACGTGTATAATGAGATTCCATGTAGACAAGGATTTCTCCCATTAGACGGACACTCTTGGCATACATATATCCCGATTCCATGGTTATGGAAAAAGATTTACCACAACCACCCAGAGTTTAACGCAGAGCAATACACACTTGTTGATTTTTTGTTATAGGAGCAAATGAAAACGCTAACGGCAACAATTTTTTTTGTTATCGTTAGCATTTTTCTTTGTTATCGGCAGCGTTTTAAGTTGTCTACTAATAGATTTTAGTAGATAAAGTTGGGAATAAAAAACACCTATGAAACGCGCATTGTACATTCGCTCAAAATATAACTTAAAATACAGAATTTATGATTGGAGCAATTATTGGTGCTGCTACTGCAATAGGCAGTTCTATTTTTAGTGGCATAAAATCGGCACGAGCTGCACGTAAAAAGAAAAAGCAGTTGGCACGTGAAAAGGCTGAAAACGAAGCATGGTACAGCAGACGTTACAATGAGGACGCAACGCAACGCGCTGATGCACAACGTTTGTTACGGCAAACGCAAGAAGCCATTCGCAATCGCAACCGCGAAGCAGCAGGAACGCAAGCCGTGGTGGGTGGAACTGAAGAGAGTGTTGCTGCCACCAAAGAGGCTAATGCTAAGGCCATGAGCGACACTGCCAGTGCCATTGCAGCGCAAGGCGAAGCTCGCAAGGAACAAGTGGAAGAGAGTTATCGTAATCAGAACCGCGCCATTAACAATGAATTGGGCAACATGGAGTCGGAACGCGCACAGAACATTGCCAACACTGGCGCACAAGCCATTTCGGCCATAGGCACAATGGAAAATGCGATTGATAGTAAGCCACAAAAGCAAGCAAAGGTGAATGACCCATCAATTACACCAGCAGAAATGCAGACGTGGCAAAGGACGAAAGATTTATCAGAAGTACTTGCCAATCAGCAATCAAATGAATACTTGAAGCGAATTAACGGAACTACATTATGACCGACACTGACGAAAAAGATAAAAACAAGGTGGAGCAATCAGCGAGCGAACCCATTGTTCAACCAACGACTGATAGTTTACCCACCGACACAAACGCGCCCACTCCTGCCACCACGCAGCAATATGCAGGTGGGTTGCTTGACTACCTTGACACGCTGCAAAAAGAGCGCGATAGGCTGAACGCATCGTACAATGAAGAGGAGGAACGAAAGGAGCGCAAACGGCAGTATCGCAACAACCTCATTGCTTCGATAGGTGATGGCATTTCGGCCATTGCTCGTATAGTATCAGCTAATAGGTATGCGCCAACACCCGACACTAAGACCGCAACTCCGTTAAGTGACGCATATAACAAGAGATACAACGACTACATTGCACGTAGAGATAAGGCAAGGGCTGCTTATCAGAACGCTATGCTCAATCTTAACAACAGAGATTACACAGCACGTAAGGCACTCATGGACTTAGCCCAAAAGGACAAGAACTTACAATCTCTCATTAACAGACGTAATGAACAGAACGAGAACGACAGAACTAAGGCTAATGCTTATGTTAAGACGCAAGAAACTCAGCAAGGATTGAATGAAGCTCGCAAGGTGACGGAGGAGGGTAAGCCAGCCGTGCAAAAGTCGCAAATTGAATTGAACCAAAAACGTGGCAATGCTGCAACTACCACCGCAGCAGCAGCCGTAATAAGAGCCAATAAGGCTGGTAGCGGAAAAGGTAGTGGTGGCAAAGGCGGTGGCAAAGGTTCAACCCCCAAATACCCTGTGTTTAATAAAGATGGTGATGTGGTAAACCACGTTTACACACGTGACGAAGCGGTTTCAGAAACAGAACGCATTGGCGGAACTTATCCAAAAACTGAAACGTCTGGTACTGTTGTAGATGGTACAACGGGCCAAGTGAAGCGAGTAAAAAACACACGCGTTTATTCAGCAGGGCGACAAGTAAGGCAACAACCCAAACCGCAGCCTAAGCCTACTGAACATAAAAAGAAAAAAGTAGTAAAGGGATTTAACGGACACTGATTATGATTAACGAGATTGAAGATAAAAATAACCGCAGAAACTTATATGAAGCGTTAAAAGGCGACTTTGACCTTGGCACAGCCGAGCAGTTTGAAAAGAGTATGCAAAGTGCCGAAGCACGCAAAAACTTGTGGAATGCCATTCATGAGGATTATGATGTTGGCACGTTTGAGCAGTTTGAAAAGGACATGATGGGCGACAAGGTGAAGCCAGAGCAAGCTAACCATTCACAACCCACAAATGCTCAACCTAATCAACCGCAACCACAACAACCACAACAGGCACAATTCCAGCAATCACTCCCCATAACGAGCAAAGTTGGGCAAACGGAGCAAGGCAATAAACAGATAGCGCAAGTGCATAATCAGCAAAGCTCATCGCAAGCAATGCCACCGCAAGCCACAATGAATGCGCCACAACCACGGCAGCAAGTTATGAGCCTTAATGACCGACAAAAGTTGTGGACGTGGCGCAACATAAAGCCTACCTTAAGTACTGGCCAAACAGAGCAACAATACAACGCGAGATGGAATAATGAGGTGGAAAATGTAAAGCGAAGAAACGACCCCGATGAAATTGCTGCATTTAATGCCTTTCAAAAAGAACTTGCACAGCAACAAGCCAAAGTGCAACAACAAGGCCACGCAGTAGTTGAAACAGGCAATCAACCATTTCAGTCGGAGAGTGGTACAGAGGTGTGGCCCATTTCGTTTAGCCGAAAGACAATACCTCACAACCAGGACTATGTGTTTACGTTACGTGCCATGCAGCAAGCAAAAGGCACGTATGACTTGCAGTACAACATTAAAGACCCCGAAATTCGCAGAGATTATGAAGCTTTGACTGCTCCCACTGATGATACTTATCGCCCAACTGATGCCATACTTGATGCTTCGCCAAGAGAAAAGAATAAGTACTACCAATGGTATGCAGCCTATCTTTATAGCAATGGAGGCGAAATGCCTGAATGGTTGGATTATACTGCCCAATTAAAGTTGCGTTCACTGAATAAAAACAACCTTGAAAGTGAAGCAAAGCAATGGACCAATCTTGTTGAACGAACACGTAACGCACGCAAGTTCCGTGGTAGCAATTCCGTTTCAGACTGGCTCAACGAACAATATAACTTTAAGAGTGGCGACCCTCGCATTATAAATGGTGCAAGTTACCCTTACCTTGTTACTCGTGCTGGCTTAATTCAAACACCTTTGGTGCAAACCACGGGCCGTGCCACTGTGGCCGATAACAGACGAGCCTACAATGAGTCGCTTCAATCAAACGAACAGAGTAAAGCGAACCCAGCGCAAGGCGATGTGTACTCAACATCGAGCATCATCAACCCCGAAAGATTTTGGGCCAACACTACAAAGTGGCAAGATTTAAGCGAAAGCCAAAAAGCAGCTTACAAAGATGAAGCCGATTATTACAACCAAATGCTTAAAGGACAAGCCAATGTGAGCTATTATAGTGTTGGCAATGGGCAAAACGAAGAGGTGGAGTTTTTGAAGCATAACCGCAAGCAAATGAATGAGCAATACAACATGCTCACTGATAAAGAACGGACGCAAGCAGTAATGAAGCAAGCCGAGCGGACGCTTAATGTGCTAAATGGAATAAGCCATGACCTTAATACAAAATTGCGTTTTAGCATAATGGGCAAAGGGGTGGAAGAGGATAATGGCATACGTTCTGTTATCCGCCGTTACGAAAAGTTTTTAGAGGTTGCGCCACGTTACCTTGAAAAACGCAATTATAGTGCAGCCTTGCAGTTTTGGAACGGATTGACAGACTTGAATGGCTTAACATTTGGGTTGCTTGGTGTGGCTGATGCTGTATCATTGAACAAAATAGCCAACAATCCGCCCAAAGACTTGATTGAAAAGTTTGGTGGCGAAGCAAATGCTAAGAAAGTGATAGCTACTGCCATTCAGTTAGACAATATGGCCGAAGAGTACAGACAAAAGTTAGACTATTATGGAACGGGATATTCTTTAGGTGGTTTAACTCAATTCGGTATTCAAGCAGGACTGCCATTGTTTAAAGGCACAGAGGCTGTTGGTAAAATTCTAACAGGCGGTATGCGTGGACTTGTTAAAAAGGCCACATTGCGCTATATGCCCAATACAGCAAAGCGATTAGGCGCAAAAGAACTGGTGCAAACCACCCTTGCTGAGGGTACACGTCAAGCCATGCGTGAAGGTGGCATAGGCGGTGCTGCTGGCTATGTGGCTGGCCGTTTAGGAGTGGCCAATGGGGTTTCGACCATAGTAGGCAAGGCTGCACAAGGTAGTGTTGAAGGTGTAGTGCTTTCAGTGCCACACGCTATTGCTAACGTAACGAACAACCGCACAGGGCAAGCTAATGTGGTGGAAATTAATCGTGAAGGCATAAAGGTGAACGACCAACCTTTTACCCACATGAACCAGGACACCGATGGAAAGGTTGAAGCAGACACTATGTTGCGAGAGTGGTCGCAATGGGTCGGTATGCGTGTAGGCGAAGTGTTTATGCCATTTTCAAAATATGTTGATGGTAAGGTAGCAAACGTGGCCAAAGGTGCATGGAACAAAAGTGTTGGCCGATTTATTGAAGGATCCTCATTTGCACGCATAACCGAAACTTTTAGCAAAGCTGCCAATGTTGGTAAGGCTGCAACCGAAGTGGGTAAATATGTGAGTGGCAACCTAAAACGTGCTGGTATGGGTGGCACTCTCACCTTTTATGCACAAACCAACCTTAGCGAAATGCTGAATGCTATGACGGTTGGAGATGTAAGTTGGGACGATATTAAGTCTGACCAACTTAACAAACTATGGGGCGCATTCGTTAGCAATGCTTATTTGGTGGCTCAAAACAACCTTGTTGGAACTGTTGGCTACTACAATCAAAAGAGCAATTTAAATAAAAGCCTTGCACAATATGACGCGCAAGGGAGTGCTGCATGGGGTGAAACGGACTGGAATGGCATAAAAGCCGATGTTGACCGATTGATTGACAACGACAAAAACTTGCAAGCCTATCAAAATGGTGTATTGGCTAACGAGAACCTTTCAAAGCCACAGCGTGAAACCATATCGCAATACATTGCCACACGAAAGACTTTGCAAGCATTTGACTTGTTTGCCAAGGTTGGTAACGAAAAGAGCAAACCGAATGAGTTTGACATTCGCTATAACGATGCTTACATAGCAGGCACGCAAGTGAAAAGTCCTGACCAAATGGCACAAATGCGTGAAAGCCTTGATGCAAGCCGAAATACTTTGGCTAACTTACTCGGTATTAGACCCGAACAGGTTGATGCTTTGTTTGCTGACACAAACAAATCGTTGGGACAAATTTATGAAGAACTTACACAACAATTTGTTGATAATGAAAAAGCCAAATTGCCCAATGGACAAAGCGTAAATACCACTAACATAGAACCGATTAAGCGTGCAATAGACCACTATTGTACAGCCCTATCTATGCAACGAGGTGTGTCGGAGTCGTTAATTACTTCGCAACTTGAAGCCGTTCAAAAACTTGATGCAAAAGTAGATGCTGCCACCAACAAAGATAGTGGTATGATTGAGCGAGCCACTGATGATATGGGACGCGAATGTTATGTGATTAGTGGCAATGCTGATAGCTCGAACAATACAGACATGGTTGTGGTTCGTTATACCGAAGATGGCCGTGTTGCTTCACTTTCGCCCAAACAAGTTACAATTATACAGCAGACTGATGCCCACGAGTTGAAACAAAAAAATGCTGATTTAGTTGACTTAAATTATGAAGGCATACTCAATAGCATAGTTAATGGTAAAACGTTACCCGAACCAAACGACCAAGTGGTGCTTTACGATGGTAAGAGCCGAGGAGTGGCTACCATTGAGGGCAGTAAATATGAAGAAAGTACTAAGGACGACACACGTGGTGTTGCAGCGCAGCCTAAATCGGTTGTAGTTAAAACTGAAGACGGACGGATTATTGAATTGCCTATTGACACTTACAGACAATGGGTACGTGATGGCTTTAAGCACGATACTGAAGTTTATGTGCATGGAACTGAAAGCGACAATAGTGAAAATACAAATGAACCTACTGAAGGAACAGAGAATGCAACCGAAGCACCTACCCTTGCAGAGGGCCTACGTGTTTCGATAAATGGCAATGAATACACCATTGGTAAGGTGGACGATAGCCGTGTTGAACTGATTGACGAAAATGGAAAGGATTTTCATTGGACCCGTTCTGCACTTGACAAAAAGTTGAAGAGTGGCGATGCTGAGATTTTAGCTTCGAATGAAGAGAACGCACAACAAAAGCCAGAGTTGCATTATGGTGATGAGGTTGAACTGAATGACCCTGATAATGGTGAGAATATACGAGGTAAGGTAAATAGTCGTGATGCAAGTGACGAGGTTGAAATCGTTACTGATGATGGCCGTGTTTTAAGATACTCTAAACGAGAGTTAGACAATGTGATTCAAAATGTCTATAACAATGGGGAGCATATTTGGAGTAAAGATGAAAACAAGACGGAAGAAGCAAGTAACGAAACGGACACCGAACAAGAACCGCAACCTATTGGCAAAGGTGTGTTCGGTAATATCTATGACCAATTCAAAGGAAAAGTAAAGGCTGCTTTTGACTTCTTGATGAAGCACAAGAGTGGCGACTTGCTTGGTGTGTTCCACCGCGATGAGGTTGGGGATATTGACCTTGTGTGGGGGAATGAAAATGGCGGTTTGTCGCACATCATCACAAAACACGTAGGTGAAGGTAAGGATTTTGAAACACCTGAAAAAGCTATTGAAAAAATAGAAGAAGTCTTGAAAGATGGCGAGGTGATACAAAATGGTCAAATGAGATATGTAGTATCAAAAGACGGGTATCGCGTAGCTATCAGAAAAGACTTTGATGGTGAAAAGAAAAATTGGGTCGTTACCGCAATTGACTATAATAGAACAAAAGAAGAAAAAGGAATTGCCACCAATCCCACGTCAGCCTCTCATGGTGTAAATGGGTCAGAGCTTGCTGCACCCAACAATTCCTTTGCCGACAAAGTTACGGAACAATCAGCAACCGCGCAAGCCGAAGCCACACAAAATGAGCCTATGCCCATGCACACAGTGGGTAAGGGCAAGAATGCTGTGCTAACGGAGGACTGGCTTACTACTACCCCGAAACGTGGATTTGACTACATATTTAGCGAGAGTGGACTTGATGCAGAAGAGGGACGAGAGTTTGTGAACAACAAACTTGCCGAAGCGCAGAAGAACCTTGATAAGGTGAAGAATGGTAAACCTAAAATGGGTACAAGCATAGCTGCATATAAGGAAGCGAAAGAAGCCTACACAACCCATGTTGAAGATGCTCAAAAGGCCGTTGACTATTGGCAGAGCGTGAAAGCAGAACACGACAAGGTGTTGCTCGCTGAAAGACATGCTCGTGACGAAAAAGATAAAGCTTTGCACGAGCAAGCCGTGGCCGAGGAGCAACAACGCATGCAGGATGATGCACGCAAGGCCACTGAACAAGCCGAGTTGGGCAGCAATGCCGTAGCTCCTACTATTCGTGATAAATGGAACGCAGCTAAAAAGGAGAATGGCGATGCCGATGAAATTACTTTGCCTAATGGCGAGGTGGTTAAGGGACACTATGTGCTGACCGAGAGTGGGGCTGCAAGTGCTTCGCATCAAGCCACTAATGGCTTTGCCGAAACCGAAGGCTTCCCTATTGACGAGAATGGGCAGAGTGTGAACGACCGCGACTACAAACGCGACCAAGAAGCGCAACAAGTTACACGAAGTATGGCCACTGATTATGACCAACGTGCCTTGCAGTCGCCTGTGGTGGTGAGCCAAGAGGGTGTGGTGCTTTCGGGCAACGGACGCACAATGGCTGGCGAACTGGCTGCACAAGATGGAACTGACACAAAATATGTTGATTACCTTCATTCGCATGCTAATAAGTTTGGCTTTACACCAGAGCAAGTGAATGGTTTTAAGCACCCACGTGTGGTGTTTGTTCCTAATGAAGCTATGCCTTACAACGCCGACACCTTTGCCAAGTTTAACCAACGTGAGCAAAAGAGCCAGAACAATACAGAGATGGCCGTTAAAATGGGCAAAGTAGTGAATGATGCACTCTTTGGCCGTATAATGGACATGGTTAGCAAGTACGACACGTTAGGCGATTTTTATGCTGACGACAATGCTACCTATGCCGTAGTTAAGCAGTTGGCCGAAGCTGACATCATTCCGCAAACCGAAATGGCCCACCTGTTTGATGGTGGTAAGTTGAGCGAAGCTGGCCAAAGTATGATTGAGGGGGTAATGATTGGCAAGGTGTTCCAAGCCAACCCCGATGCAGTGCGCCAAATTACCGAGGTAAAGAGCATGCGCCAAGCGGTTATGACTGCCTTGCAGGACATTGTGCAAAACAATCGTTTGGGCGGTGGCTATAACCTTTCAAACGAATTGGCCGAAGCGGTGAACTTAGTGTACAGAGCGCGTAAGGCTGGCTACAAGTTGGGTCAACACGTGAGCTACTTTGCCCACCAAGGCAATTTGTTTGAATACGATGAAGGGGCAACTGTGGCAGACTTTAACAACATGGCCGTGATGATGTTGGCCGATGTGTTGAACGATGGTCGTAGCACACAACTTAAAAAGGTGATTGCTTTTTACAACGAGCAAGCCACTGATGCTGCCCAAGGCATAGGCGATATGTTTGTGGGTGGTGTAAAGAGCAAAACCGAAATTATTAACGAAGTAAACAAAGCATTAAACAATGGACGAGAATACAATACAACAGCCACGTCCCTTGCAGACGGACAAGGCCAAAGAAACCAAAGCAGCAAACAAAGCAATGATGTTGGCACGAGCGGTACAGATGGCAAGCCAACAAACGATACATCAGCAGTAACAGCTGAAACAGATGTGGAAAGTGGTGCAACCGAGGGTGAGAAATCTTCGGCCACAGGTGATGTTGTGCCTTCGGGGGATGGAGACTCCCCGTTGAGTGAGAAGATAGCCACCGCCTCAGCCGAAGTGAACACCGAACCCACCGAGGCGCAGAAGGAGGCAGGCAACTACAAGAAGGGACATGTGAAAGTTGGTACGTTTGACATCACCATTGAGCAGCCGCATGGCAGCGTGCGTAAAGGCACTGATGCTGACGGCAAGCAGTGGGAAAGCAAGATGAACAACACTTACGGTTACATTCGTGGTGCAGTGGGTGTTGATGGTGACCATATAGACGTGTTCCTCTCTAATGACATTGATGGTTGGAACGGACGCAAGGTGTTTGTAGTGGACCAGTACAACCCAGATGGCAGTTTTGACGAGCATAAGGTGATGCTTGGTTTCAACAATGCTGACGAAGCAAAGAGCGACTATCTTGCTAACTATGAGAATGGTTGGGAGAATGGTCGTAGAATTGACGTGACTGCTGTGAACCTCGAAGACTTTGAGAAGTGGATTGCATCAAGCAAGCGCAAGACAAAGCCTTTTGGTGAGTACTCGTCTGTGAAGAATGGTGTTGTGCCTTCGGGTGAGGGTAAGAGTGTGGAACGGAATGAAGTCCTTGAATATGAAAAGGCTTTAGACCATCTGGAAGACGTGGAACAGAAAAGGGGGGATAAAATACAGGACTATGTTTTTAAGCATTATCCTACTCAAGCTACGACATCGGCAGAAAGCACTTCAGAAAAAGGATTGCAGGAGCGCAAAGCAATGAAGGTTGACCCTGTGCTAAAGCAGATATATGCAGAGGCAAAGAAGGAAATAGATGCCGCAGAAGAAATGGTAACGCAGAAGTATAGTGCTTTGCCAGAAGATTTGCGCCAACAGAAAGCTGGCGGAAAGCCTGTACAACCTCCTACGCGTGAGGAAACTATACTTCGCGATGTGGTGATAGACCACATGAAGGAAAGTGGCCTTGATGTGCTTGGCACGGAAGAAGGTCAGCAGGTGCTTGATATGGCGAATGGAAGAGAAGTAAGGTTAAGTGCAAAACAAAAAAGAGCACTTGAAACCGCCTCTCTTGGAAATAATCCAAGGTCATTAACTGTCGTTTCAAGTGCTGATGGTGCAAAGGTACTGAAAAATGTAGATGAACTTGCTAATAAATTAGATAAATCTGCAACGCAGCCTAAAACTTTTATCGGTGACGTGGCTAAGGCTCTTGGTGCTAAACGCTTGGGAAGCGGCAGCGAATATGCAACATTTGAAACAAAAAATGGGATAGTAGTAACTATCCGTCTTGCAAATCATAATGCACACGTGTCGGGCTTTGACTATAATGGCCGTGATAATGGTATTAGCATAGTTATATCTCCAAAGCCTAATGAAAAGATAAAGAACGATGGTAATGCTCATATTATTGAGTATTATTACGATTCTATAAAGTTAAGAAGGGCAGAGGGGAAACCTTTAGCTGAAATTGTACGTTCTATTCAGCAATCTCTTTATAGTGGAGATTTTAAAGATACAACGGGGCTTGCAGAACGTGAAGAGGTAAACGAAGACATGATTCGTGAACAACGCGTTTACCACGGCAGCGGTGCCGATTTTGGCCACTTCGACCATTCCCATATGGGCGAGGGAGAAGGTGCGCAGGCCTTCGGCTGGGGTACTTATGTGACAGAGGTAGAGGGCATTGGTAGAACGTATGCCGAAAGCGCCCGCAAAAAGCCAACATATTTATATGGTGGTAAAGAAATGTCTTCCGATGAATTTCATGATTATGTACTGGGCGAGATAGGAGACTGGAACGAGAATATGCTTAATGACTTCATGTACAATCTTGAACGGCATGGTGTAACAAGAGCCAAAGACATATTGAAGAAAGGCGATTTGGATCAATATAAAAACCTGTTTTATCAAAGCCTAGGCGATACAAGAAACTATGCGGAGGGGAAAATTAAGGCAGCACGAACCTTACTCTCATTAAAAGGCATTCGTATCAGAAAGCCTAAAAGTCACCTCTACACCATAGAAATTCCCGATGACAACGGTAAGAATTATCTGGATTGGAATGGTCACCCTGCTGAATCTTTACTGAAAGATGTTGGTTCGTTTTTGGAGAGTAATGGCTTTGAGATGGTGCAGGATAGCCCTGCCAGATATGAGAAAGGCGAAAGCACCATTGTTTTGAACCCTAATGCGACTGGAGCTGATTTGTATGCGGAATTGCAGGAGGCTCTTGGCTCTGACAAGGAAGCGTCGAAAGCGTTGTCGGAGATAGGCCTCACGGGTATTAAATATCCCGCTGACTACATACGTGGTGGCCGTGAGGATGGCGCCAAGAATTACGTTATCTTCAACGAAAATGACGCGAAGATAACAGATCACGTGAGGTTCTTCAAAACAAAGAATGGCGAGGCTTATGGTTTTACAATAGGTGGAAAAATCTATATAGATCCCAAGGTGGCAACGAGTGAAACTCCAGTGCATGAATATGCGCACCTATGGGCGAGTGCATTGAAGGCAAATAACGCAAAGGAATGGCAGAATGTGGTAGGCTTAATGAAAGGCACATCGGTTTGGGAAGAAGTGAAGGAACTCTATCCAGAACTAAAGTCAGATGATGAGATAGCCGATGAAGTGTTAGCCACTTATTCAGGTCGCAGAGGTGCAGAGCGTTTGCGTAGGGAGATGGATGATATAGCTAAAAGCAATGGCAATGTGTTTGACAAAGCCACAGCCATGAATGCCATGCATCGTGTAAAGCAAGCCATTGAGAAGTTTTGGAAGGCAGTGGCCGATTTCCTTCACATTCACTACACCAGTGCAGAGCAAGTTGCCGACCAAGTGATGAAGGATTTGCTTGACGGTGTGGACCCTCGTAGCATGATGGACGGTGGCAAGAGCCTTCGTCCTGAAACGCGTATCAATATAGTGGCAGCTAAGACCGAGCATGGCTTTAAGAATTATGCCGAAGCTAAGACTTGGGCGAAGGAGCATATAGCACGCACTTATAGCGGTGAAGAGACAGGTGGAAAGGGGGATATTCGCATTAGCAATGCGGCCGTTGACAAGTATTTGTCGCAAAGTGCTGTTGATAAGAGTGATAGCAAGGATGTTCATTTGTCGGTGCTGAAGGTGTTGCCTGATGTTATCCGTGAAAGTGTGGATGCAGAACAACATGCGGACTATAAGAAGGGGGAAGATGGTGTGCGTTCGGCAAAGAATGGCATCAATCCCAATGTAACCATACACAGATTGTATGGCGCAGTACGTATGGACGGAAAGGTGTATAGGGTTAAGGTAACGCTGAAAGATGATAAGACTTCAAAAGAACCAAAAGTTCCGCATAGCTATGAAGCAACAAAAATAGAGCTGTTTGCAGGAACATTAGGAAATTCTGATAACAGCCTCTCCCCCAATACAAACAACTCTATAACTGCTGCAAATTTACTGAAAGGTGTTGAGAAATCCTACGATGGCGGTAAGTTTTTTGAAGATTACAACAAAATTCGTGAGCAATTTATAGGTGAACAGGGCGCAGAACGTGCCGACCATGCCGAGGAGGTAAGTACGCGACTTGACAACTTGAGTGTGGCACGTGAGATGGAGAACGACAAGAAGGATGCCAAGGCTATCAAGATGGCTACGGGTTGGGAACGTGGCTCAGATGGCAAGTGGCGTTATGAGATCCCCGACTTGAAGTATTTTGGCAAGGGTGATGCTGGTTACAAAAAGGCACGTGAAAAGCAACCTTGGAGCAAGGAACTTGATGGTTTGTCAGACAGGATATTTGATGGTGAAGAACTCTCGGAATCAGAATACCAACGTTTTGATGAACTTGCACAAAAGGAAGAGAATTTCAAGAAAGACTATCTAAATAGAGAAAAACCGCACCTTGCTGATTGGGTGGAGAACGATGAATTGTTTAAGGCTTATCCCGACTTGAAGCGTGTGGAATTGATGTTTACTGACCAACTGCCTGCAAATATGGGTGGCAACTACAATGAGCGTGATCATACGATTGTAGTCAATACGAATTATGTTGGCGACATAGCTTCTGTTTTGGCTCATGAGGTGCAGCATGCTATTCAGAAGATTGAGGGTTTTGCAAGTGGCGGTAATCCAGAATCTATGCAAGAACGATTTGAGGCTGCTAAAGAGGAATGGCGTGCGCGTGCTTGGGCTGATGCTTTGCGTGACAAGGAAGATGAAATGGGCGAGCATTACAATCAAGCAGCAGTGGAAAAAGCCTTGATTGATGAGTACAAGGAGATGGGCATGGATAATGATGAATGGATGCCTAACAAGGAAACTCGCATGAAGGGTTTTAATTACTTTGCAAGGGGGTATGCAGACAGAAGTCTTGATGCAGACATAAAGAATTTCCGTTTAAACGAAAGTACGCGTTCTGATTTTAGTCCTTATGTAGAGTATACAAAACTTGGTGGTGAAGTAGAATCACGCAACGTAGAGCATCGTATGAATATGACACCAGAGGAGCGTAGAGCGAGCCTTGCAGCCGAGACAGAGGATGTGAGCCGTGAGGATCAAATTTTCTTGATGAGTGGTGATGGTGGAAGTGCGAATAGTGAAATTCCCCAAGATATGGAAACGGAGGATGATTATTCAGAGTTTGCTAAAGAGCATGGCGTGGATGTAGATATGGTGAAGGATTATGCATCGGGCATGAAGACAGGCAATTTGCAAAAGGCTGATATTGCATTGGCAGAAATACGTCGCACAATGCGCGTGGCGAACCGAGGCATGAAACTTTCGGAGTTTGGCAAATTGTTCCGTCCTGTACAAAAGGAACTGGCTGAACGTTATGGCGACATAGAAACGTTGCGGCAGGAACACATTGATGCTGTTATGCGTGAACAAGGCGTTATGGAGGCAGCTCGCAAACGTGCCGAGGAAGAGGAGGCGAAACGCAAGGCTCACTTAGAAGATATGTCGTTATTGTCAACCGAGGAACTTGACAAGCGTTATTTTGATGCGATTGAGAATGGTGACGAGGTTGCTGCACGTGAGATGCTTGACGAGGCTGCACGCCGTAAGGGGTATGATGACACTGAAAGCGACTATCAAGGTGTGGGGGCATGGAGCGCACCCTCTAACCCTGGTTATGAGAGTGATGCCGATCGCAGAGCCAATGTTGAGGATAATGCTCCCAATGTTAATGTTGAAGACATCGCTTTGGGCTATTCCTTGGTTGACGGAAAGTATTGGCATGAGCCACGCAAATATATGCAATCTGATGCTACTGCCTTAGAGTCTGTAAACACGATAAAAGGGGCTATATCTGCAATCAGACGTGGCGAGAAGGATGTGAAGGTGAAGGTGTATCGTGCTGTGCCGACTTCGGTGAAGGAGGGCAAGCTTCGTAATGGTGACTGGGTGACTCCATCAAAGGGTTATGCTGAGATGCATGGCAACAACCGCTTGGAGGGCAAGTACCGCATTATTGAGGATGAGGTTCCCGTGAGTGAGTTGTGGTGGGACGGAAACGATAGTCGTGAGTGGGGCTTTGACGATGGCAGAGGTTACAAGTACAAGAATGTGGAGAATAACCGCAAATTGAATGACCTTGTTACGCGTGATGATAATGGTGAGATTATTCCTCCTTCGAAGCGTTTTGACGAGAATGTGGAAGATGTGAGGTTCAGAGAAACCGAGCCTAAAACCTTGAAAGGTGAAGAAGCACTTGCTGCACTTGATAATATTTTCAGTGAACCGACAAGTGAAAGTCTGCCAAAATCCATTTCAACTTTAGAGAGTTTTAAAGAAGTATTCAAGCACCCTATACGAACATTTTTAGGGGAACTCGTAAAAGTAAAGGACGAGGTTTTCAATAAAATTATACGCGAGAAACGTTCAAATATATCAGGTGCAGTACTTTCAACTATTGAAAATGCTGATTTTGCCATACGTGACAAAGATGGTAGTACATTATACATAAAACGATTTAAGAGCGATAATAGCGGTAATACGTATAATATAGTAGCAGTTAATAAACATGGAGAGGTTGAAGATTATGTAAGTTCTGTACACATAAAACGAGATGGCAACTTACGTAACAAAATAAAAAATGGTGCTGAATTGTTACTACCGCAAGAACGGAATACCGACGGAACTTTGTCCCGAAACAATTCAACACCTACTGCAAAGGTAGAGAATAATCCCGATACATCGCAACTTTCTCTCCAAGAAAAATCTATGCACCAAGCAGCTAAGGCCGTAGCAAACGAAATGCACTTAGGTGGCAATGTAGATGTGTTGACTTCGACAGACGGACTGACGGGACGCAAAAAGAATGCAAAAGGGTGGTACGACCCTCAAACAGGGCGCATCACCATTGTGCTGCCTAACCATAATGGCCGAGCCGATGTTGTTAACACCATGCTACATGAAGCCGTAGGGCATTATGGCTTAAGAGAACTTGTCGGTAAAGAGAAAATGAATGAGTTCATTGACTTCGTTTTCAAAAATGCTGACAAAGCCACACGCAGCCAAATAGCCCATAATTCAGCCAAATATGGTTGGGATATGCGAAAAGCCACAGAGGAATATATGGCAAGTATGGCCGAGGACGGAACTTTCAAAAATGTGAACAAACGATGGTGGCATCAACTAAAACTTGCATTCCTTAAAATGCTTCATAAGTTAGGCTTTGCTGGCTTTAGCGGAACAACACTTAGCGATAATGACTTACGTTACCTTTTGTGGCGCAGTTGGAAAAACTTGACTGAAGGCCCTGCACGCAACATCTATCAAGTGGCCGAAGACACGTGGCGACAACAACACTTAAAGGTAGGCGACTTTGCCGAACCTAAAGCGGTTGACGCAAAAACACGTGAGCAGAACTTATACTACCGCGAAGAGAGAGAACGCAAAAGCGCACGCGATGAATATGAACGAAGCGTAAACACGGCAAAGCATAAAATGAACCTTGCATGGGTGGATAGCATGTCGGGACTAAAATTGCTGCAAGACGCGATTGTACCCAACGAAAAAGATTTGAAAGATTGGGAGAATGCCTACATGGCCGAGAACCGAATGAGTTCGACCAACCTTGCCGAGATGGAAACGTACAAAAAGTCGTTCTATAAAGACCTGCTTGATGCCGAACAAGAGTTGCTTGACAAAGGTGCTATTCACGAGCAAGTGACTAACTACATGATGGCAAAACACGGATTGGAGCGAAATGAAGTGCTTGCATTTAGAGATGCCTTGAAACATGATTTTGCCAACGATAAGCAAAAGATGTCAGCAGCATGGAAGGCTTATAAAAACGATGCAACTGCACAACAGAACAAAACAGACTTTGAAAGTGGCAAAATCAGTTTGGACGATTATAAGGCAAACGACACGGCCATAAGAGAGAAGTACGCACCCAGTTACAAAAAGTACAGGAGCAAAGATTATTCGGGCCTTACCGAACTTACGACAGACGACCCAAGCATAAAGAGCTATCAAGACCAAATAGCTACACTCAAAGAGCAGTTAAACAATGAACGAGATGATGCAACGAAAAAAAGTATCAGAATAAAAATTGCGAAACTAAATAAAGAGATGGTGAACGAAGCAGAACGTATAGCTGAAAACTCCTCATCAAACTTTGAGAAAAAATACGACACATCTGAATTGTGGAACAGAACGAATGCTGCCACAAAGGCTTCGCTCACAAAGCAATATGAAAGTGGACTTTTGACAGACGAGGTGTATCACCACACACTTGATATGTTTAAAAACTACATTCCTTTGCGTGGTTTTGACGATGTAACAAGTGACGAGGTGTACAACTACTTTGGCAATGCAAAAGGCCAATTTGGCGGTGGCATACGTAGCGCAAAAGGTCGTAAGAGTAAGGCTGACGACCCCATAGCAACGATTGGCAACATGGCCGAGTCTGCCATTATGCAAGGCAATCGCAACCAGATGAAACAACACTTTTTAAAAATGGTGTTGAACCACCCAAGTGATGCAGTGAGCGTTGACCAACTTTACTTGCACTACGATGCTGCAACGCAAGAATGGAAACCTGTTTTTGCCGAGTTTGATGAGCATGACGATGCGAATGCTGTTGCGCAAAAGGTCGAAGCATTCAATCAACGAATGGAAACCTTATGCCAACAAAAGCCAGATGAGTACAAAAAGGCGAGCGAAGCTCATGACATTCAATACAAGGTGGTGGGTAAGAACATCAACGAACACCAAGTGCATGTAAAAATGCAAGGTAAAGATTATGTGCTAACAATAAACGGCAGCCCCGAAGCAGCGCAAGCATTGAATGGGCAGACCAATCCTGACAGCACGGATAATCCGTTCATTAAATTCTTCCAGTCAACAAATCATTTCATGGCAGCTATGTTCACGCAAAAGAACCCAGCTTTCATTCTTAGCAACTTGTCACGCGATAGCTTTTATGCAAACAGCATGGTTTGGGCCAAGGAGTCGCCAGCGTATGCGTGGAAGTTCAATAAAAATTGGGGCAAAAGTCTTTACACCTTGTTCGGTTTGATAACAAGGCAACGCAAGGGAACACTTAACATGAACGACAAAGTTGACCGAATGTATCAAGAGTTTATTGAAAATGGTGGTGAAACAGGTTATACCTTCTTGCACAGTGTTGACGATTATAAAAACATGATTGCAAAGGCACTGAAAGAAAGTAGACGCAGTGGTTGGAATCCGAAGTCGCGGTTGAAGTTCCTTGACAATTTAATCAATTACCTTGGAACATGGGCCGAAAACACAAGCCGATTTGCAGCTTACAAAACAAGCCGTGAAATGGGACGCAGCATTGAAAAATCAATTTGGGACGCTAAGGAGATTTCAGTTAACTTCAACAAAAAAGGTGCTGGCGCAAAGGCAGCAGGCAAATGGGAGGACGGAAACCGACTAAACGTTATGCAAGCCTACATGTCGCAAAGTGCAAAAGAGTTGTACGTGTTCTGGAATGCAGGAGTTCAAGGTTTGTCAAACGTAAGCCGAACTTTTGGAAAGAGTAAAGGCAAAACACTTGCAGTTGCAGGTTTGTACTTTGCCATAGGAACAGCACTTCCTATGCTGATGACAGCTCTTTCACAAGGCAGTGGCGATGACGATACAAACTATTACGACTTGCCCGATTGGGTACGCAGAAACAATCTGTGCTTCTACACTGGCAAGGGGTGGGTAACAATTCCATTGCCAATTGAGTTGCGTGCTTTTTATGGCTTAGGAGAGTTGGCGCAAAGTGTGCTTTCGGGCAATGAGGAATACACTGCCACTGACATCGCTACCAAAATGCTTGAACAAGTGTCACAATTATTCCCCGTTGACTTTATGGAGGGCGGTGGCAGCTTAACCTCATTTGTGCCAAGTTACGCAAAGCCCATAGTTGAAGCATACGTTACAAATAAGGATTACACAGGCACACCCATTTACAAAGACGCTGAATACAACAAAAACCGACCCGAATGGACGAAAGCCTACAAGGGTACTAATCAAGCTCTTGTGTGGGCAAGTCGCTTGCTGAATGAGTTGGGTGGAGGTGACGATGTAAAGAAAGCAAATGTTGGAGTGATGGACGTGAACCCTGCTAAAATCCAGCACTTGTTTGAAGGCTATTTTGGCGGATTAGGTAAGTTCGTGTTCCAAACGATGAAGGTAGCTTCAATGCCTTTTAATGAAGATAATCGTGAACTGAAAAATGTGCCAATCATTAATTCTTTCTATAAAACATCTGACGAAAGAACCAAAGACAGAGCCATCACCAGCAAGTTTTATAAATACAACGATGAATATCAAAAGACGAAAGAACTGCTTTCGCTTTACAAAAAGGAATTGCAGGCCCCAGAGTACAAGTCAAAGTTTTATGATTTAATGTATTCGCCCGAAGGCTTTAGCGCAACTATGATGGACTCATATAATAAACAACTAAGTGCTGTGCGAAAGGCAATGTCTGTAACTGACCCTAATAGCGACAAATACAAAAAGTTGCAGCAGCAACAAGTTGACATTCAAAAGCAAGCCGTAAAAGTGATAGAAGCGACAAAGGGAGTTGTTAATTCAGAAGATAAAGAAATGAAAGAACTTTACAACCTTTGGATGCAAGACTATTCAAATGACCCCAAAAAAGCTGAAGAAAGAAGCAACAAGACCATTGAGAGGCGCAAAGATATAGTCAAACGTATCATGGATATTGCAAAGCAAAACAAGCCTCAAAAAAAATAGCTTAAACACATGAAAAGTCGGCAACACCCTCCGACATAGGAGCCGTGCTGCCGACATTCGTTTATTCAAGTCGAAAATAAAATAACGATAAAGCATTGCTGCTTTATATTTGCATAAAACAGACTACTTATGGAGTATAGTATAACAATCAACAAAAAAGAAATGCTTGATGCTCTACATGGAGAAACCGCATATATATCGGCCAAACTTATTGACCAAGACAAAGACAGCTACAAACGCATAGCGACAACTGAAGTTGATGAGGATTACCTACTAAATTGCGTTTACGAATCGTATGCAGACATTTTGTCTACATTGAAGCAATATAGTCCGAGTGTCGAACACGATTTCTTAGATGTAACATTAACGCTTAATGTGCCAAGCAACTTTGATATAGGTCAAGAATATGGCTTACTTGAAGACACAAAAAATTACTTTGTTCACTATACGCTATACAAATGGTTTTCTTTGACCAACAAGCAAGATGCTGAGAATCAATTGCAAACAGCCATTAAATACCTATCAGCTATTAAAGTGTTATGTACTGCACGTGTATCACCCACATGTGAAGAAACGAATAATTTAAATTATAAAAAATTTTTTTACGAATAATCGAATATGGCAAAGCAAACAATTGAAGTTAAATTATACATGAGAGAATTGGTGTACGATGTGCAACAAAAAGTACACCTCATAGGCAACTCTTTACGAACTGACGAGACATCCGAATCAGCAGCGAAAGTACAAGACTTGACCGATGAAAACAAAGATGTAATGCTTCGTTCTTTTGGTGAATCTTATGCACGTCTGCGTAACGAACTTAGTGAATACATTGTAAGCACAAATCGTCAGACAGACAATACTTTAATGGAAGAAGAACGTGATAAGATTCAGCAATCATTAGTGTTTAGTTATCAAGGAGAGTTAAATACGTCACAAGACGGAGAAAAAGAGGACAACACGTTATCTCTTGATCTACGTGTACCAAGTAACTTTAATTTGGCAGTAAAGAGCGACATAGCCAATGCCATGCATTCATATATGGTTAATTGTGCCATAGCAGAATGGTTGTTGGTAACGCCTGCGAAAGAAATGGCTGAAGTATACCAACAATCAGCAAAAGCAGCTCAAATAGAATTGCATAATGTATTAAGCAAACGTATTAGACCGACACGTGTTCATACCCCCGAACAATCAACGCCTCTACAAAACGAATTGCGCTATGAGTAAAATAGATATGGTATATGGTCCTTATGGATATGTTATAGGCCCATCAAGTTGCATTGAACAAATGTTACAATGCCAATGCAATAGTAAAAGTAATGCAAAGCATAAAATCACCTTGCTCTTCGACAGAGAATCGTTACTATACGATATAGCCAATATCGGCTATATAGAAGGAGATGCAATGCAAACGGAGGATTCACATGCTAAACATTTAATATTTGATATTACAGAAGATGGTAATGTTGACAGAGTGACACGTGTGCTTGACCTCGCACATTCGATTTGTGAAGAGAAACTTTACCCATTCACTAAAAGTGAATGTTACGATGATATTGAATTGAATGACCTATTTAAGGAGACTCCGACATATATCATAGAACTAAATGTACCACAAAATTTTTCAACGACTACAGCCAAGTACTTAGAACAGCTTATACATGAATATTTTATCGCATCGGTTTTAGCTGATTGGTTGTCAATCACGAATCCTAATTCAGCAGAAAAATGGTCAGTAAAGGCTCAAGCATTACTTGACGAAGCTAAACGGAAGTTGAATGCTCGTATTGGAATACTAACACGGCCATTACGGCCTTTTTAGAATAAACGATTATGGCAAGAGGATATAAAACAGGTGGAAGGGTGAAAGGTACACCCAATAAGCCTAAACCATACAAACAAATAATCTATGAATGCATATCAAGCGGTGTGAGTGACTATTTTGAGACGGGTCTATTTGCGCAAGATGTACAAGCACTTGACCCTAAAGACCGCATAACAGTGATGGAGAAATTATCACAATATGTTGTGCCAAAGCAACAGAGCCAAAAAGTTGATGTGGCAGCAACCGCAAATGTATCCGCATCACTATCGGATAAACTTAAAAATATGGCATTGCAATATAGTAGCAACAAAAAAGAATAGACATGGAACAGAGAATAGAATACAAGGGAATGACATCCAAGCCTTCTGATTACCAGAGCGAAGATGGTGAGATGAAGTTGGCTGTAAACGCTGAGTATAGAGATGGAGGGTATCATGCTGTGAGAATTCCTAAAGATGTATTTTTACAATATAATGGATTTGAGCCAATGTTTGTGCATATACCGAGCAATTCAACATATAGCATATATATAGGTTCAAAGAAAGATGATAAAACTCGTAAATATAAATTAAGTGCTATAATAAAAGATAACGATTCTATCAATAAAAACGAATATAAAGAAATAACATTTAGTGACGCAATAGAATACAATGATAAATCTATCATCGGAAATTTTTGCGCCATTGGAAATATATTGGTATTTACATTTAATTCAAAATTATACTATGCTTTTTATAAAGATGGTTCTTACAAGCTATCTAAAAGATTGCCACCAACCTTAAATATTGATTTCAATATATTAAGAAGATATGAGCCTAATGTTGGTATTAACTCATCTGATTTTCAAATGCCTAATTCAGATGAATACACAAACTACAATATGGCTAATGTAGACGATAGTTATCATAGTCTTTGGGTTAAGATTGATGATGCGAAAATTGTCAATTCAACGGAAATGACAATGTGCAAATTGCTGAATTCAAGTGAGAATGTAATTAATTTTAAAAATGCAGTTTTCGCTGCATACAACTCAGCCAATGCATATTTACAGAAGAAGGGATACCTATTAAACCCTGTGCTTTTAAGATATGCTTACAGACTATATGATGGTACTACAATCATGCCTTCAGCACCTATATTGATGTTTCCTCCCATTAAACCAATACTCTTTTACAAAGAATGGTATAAACATAATCGTCTGACAGAAAGAGCAGATGAACCATTATCAGTTTATTTTGAAGCTTATAGAATATTTGCTTCTTCAACTGATAATTCAGTTATGGAAGAATTGTCTAATAAATGGGGGGATATCATTAAATCTGTAGATTTTGACGTGTACTGAAATTGGTTGACAGTTTTAAATGTTAAAACTAAAGTTGTTTAC